CGTTTACTCATAGTATTATAAAATCGTTATTACCACTCTTTTCTTTGTACACATCTTTGTTTATTGTATAGTGTTCGTTGTTAGATTGGTTTGTTGATTGTGCAGTACAAAATATTTTATCTCTGTAAATAATATCTGCTTCTGTTATTGAGCTTTGACCATTATAAACTTTTAAATCATAAAACCTACCCTCAATTAATGTATAAACATTTGACAACTCAACATAATTTTTATTAATTATAGCAGTTGGTAAAATTGTTACTTCATTGTTTGTGCTATCATCTCTTAGTTTTATGGTAACACTTGTTGAATATACTCTTGGTATAATCTTTATTGTTTGTGCATCAGATGTAGGTGTTAAATGTTTCATATATATATAATAATAAAAGTTTGTATTTTTATTTATTTAAAACAAAAAATAAATTTTAACAAAACTTTAACATTTTTTATTGTTGCAAAACTTGTATGTTGTTATATATTTACATCATAATTAAAACATATTATGACAGACTTACAAAAAAATACAATCGACAGAATAACCAAGCAAGTAGAGAGGTTAAACGGAAAGCAAACAGTATCTGTTTCAAACATAAGACAAGGGCATATCAACTTATGTATATTTAATGTAAGAGACTTAACAGACGTAGTAACTACTACTACTTTTGTGAATATAGATATAAACACTAAAGGAAAGTCAGTAAAAGGTTTTGCTAATCCATACGAAGCAAAGGTTGAAACAGTTTTTCCTTATATGAATTAAAAAAAAGGGTAATCAATTAAGACTACCCTTTTAAAATGAAAAAAATTAAAAAAACCTATGCGTTAGGGTCTATTTGTACTGCACTTTCGTTATCAGTAATAACAGTTGATGTTACAAAAAATGCTGGGTCAGTTTCTTGACCTTCTAGCGTTAAAGTGAATCCGCTTAATTCTGACATTCCAGAGCCACTGACTATACTCCCGCCATTAACTTCTGCTCCGTGTTCTAAACCAACTAAAAAGAAATTACCATTATAATCTTCTATTGCAACGTGAGGTCTTGCAGTAGCTAATAATTTTATTTGCTCTTGTGTTGCTTTATCTAAAACTGGTAAAGTTAAATTTAAAGTTTGTGTGTAAAATGTAGTTCCGTTTTCTCTTGAACTATTAATTGTGGTTTCTAGTGAAGAATTACCTTTGATATCAAATTTAAAGAAGTCTGGTGTTCCACTTATTGCAGTAATCTCTCCAGATGCTATTGTAGTTGTTCCCAACGTACCATAATCTGCGAAATAAACTGCTTTTAAGCCACCAACACTACTTTTACAAGGTAAAGCTCTACCAGATGTAAGTAAACAAGCCATTGTGTTTTATGTTTTAAAGTTATTAAAAAAGGGTAAGCAGATTAACCACCTACCCTCGTTATTATTGTTTGTTATTAGATTATAGTCCTAATCCGTAAGATACGATATCTTCAACGATTGCGTATTGAACTCCAGCAGTATATCTCATAATGAAACGTACATTTTGTGAGCCATCTAAATCAGCCATATCTAATACTTTTACTTCGTTGTGGTCTGATAAAAGTCCAGTTCCAAAGAATAAGTTAGATTTTTGTGCTGCTATTGCATTGTTGTCAGAAAGTCCGTTACAAGCTACAACTTTTACACCATCAAAGTACTCAACATCCATATCTTGGTTATGTCCAGCTCCAGCAGTTTGGAATCCTCCTAATGCTCTTTTGTATGCTCTAAAGATGTTCTGTGCAACATAGATATATAAATCTTCTTTTCCATATACTTCACTTGGAATAGCATCTACGATATCTCCTAATTTTTCAACTACATTTGAAGCAGTTACGGCAACTCCAGCAATTTTCTTTGCTCCAGTATGTCCAGCATCAGCATTTAATAAGGTTTTGAAACCATCAAAAGTTCCAGCACCAGCTACACCAGCCCAGATATCTTTTTCAGTTTGCTCTGCAATTGATTCAGCCATTAATCCGATAAAGTAATCAGAAAAGTTAGCTGGTAGGCTATCGTGCGCTGATACTCCCATAGAAATAGCTTCCCAATCAGATTTGAATGGAGTTTTACACAATTCTAAATTTACTTGTAATTCTTTTGGCTCAATAATCTTTTCTGTTAAAGCAACTGCTCCAGCATCTGTAAAATCACAAGATGCATTTGCAATAGCACCAGAAAGATTTACTCTTTTTAATACTTCTTTAAACTTTACGTTTGGCTTAACTTCTATTAAGTTGTTTGCGATTGTATTTCCAGATAAAAGTGCTGCTGATACATATTTCCCAGCAAATTCTCCAGCATACGTTGTTGTAATTGATAAACTCATTTTTTATTTGTTTATTTTGTTAAATATTCTATTTCTTGTTGTGTTTTTATTCCCTTTTTGAGAATAAAGGTTTAATTCTTTTTTGTCAGATAAGTTTTCTGGAGTATGTGTAATTCCTTCAACTTCTTCAGCAGATAATTCTACTTTATCTTCCTTTACTTCTGATAACTCAACAACTTCTGTTTTAGAAAGTTTTAGTTCATTGATTTCAGTTCTTAGTTTTTCAATTTCTGAGAAGAACATTTCTTCTGATATTGATTTAACTATCTTCTTTGGAGATGCAGTTTCAGTTGATAATTCTTCTTCTTCAACTACTTCTTCAGTCGCTGGTGCTTCTTCTTCTGTTTCTGCTCCAGCTTCTTTAATCTCTCCAATGATACCTTCTTCTGAAACTACTATAATCATACCACCTTCTACTTCATATTCTCCAACTGGTACTGCAACTCTCTCATCGTCTGCGACAACAAAGATTTCTGCACCAGCTTCAAATACTTCAGCTTCTAAGATAGCACCATTATCTAGCTTCATTTGCTCCAGCTTTACTTCTAATCCAAGTAAAACTCTTGCTTTGTTTAGTAATGTTCTGTCTGTGTTCATATTTATATAATTAATTTACTTGTTAATTTTGTATTTTCAGTTTTCTATTCTTCTTCTTCTGATGCACTTATCCTTCCTATGCCTTGTTTCCAATACTCTGGAGTCTTACAACTTTTATCAGTAGTATTCTTACAATCTATTGAATAAGTATTTTTACATTTACAATATACTGCCCTCATTATGATAATAGTTTTTTAAGTTCTTCTAGTTTCTCTAAATCGTCTAACTTTCTTGATGCCCAATTAACACCAGCAGTACCTCCCCAAGCATCCCACATAAGACCACCACACCCTTCTGAATAAGGTACATCTTTGTGTTGTTGATGTCTTTTAAATGATGCCATTCTTGCAATTGTATCTCTGCTTATTGGCTCTCCTTTTGCTAACTGATTTGCTCTGTTCTTTCCAGTTGCTTCTCCACAACTTCCCCATCCATTCTTCTCAACCCAAGCTAAGGCTCTCTTTGCATTGTTTGTTGCTCCTTGTGGATAGTCTGTGTATGATGCTAATTGTTCTTTTAGTTCTTCGTTTGGTCTTTCCATTTTATCTGCAAAGTAACCTTCAATTGAGAAACCTTTTACTTTTCCAGTCTTTACATAGTTATTCCATACATCTTCATTTTCTACCTTAACACTACCCATCCAAGTTCCAACTGGTACATCTAAACCATATAAAGCAGTCTTGTCTTTCTGTTTATCTTCTACAATCCAACTTTCAACAAGTGTTAATCCTTGTAATTCTGAATTGTGTTCTAGCGTTGAATTAGATTGGTTACCATTTTGTAAATACATTTGAGATGCTTTTGCAACAGTCTTTTCAGAAAAGAAAATATAGTATTCATCTTCTCCAGACTTTCTGTAAATAGGTTTCTTTGGTATAAGTAAAGCACCCATTAACAAACGTTTCTCTTTGTCTATTTCAGCAAGTTTTATTTCTTGTGTTTTAAGTGCAACAAAATCTGATTCAATTGCTGGATTCTCAACAACAGAAATAGCTTCTACTCCTATTGCTTCATCGTCATCTAAAATTAGTTCAATTAACTTCATATTTATATAATATTTTTTTAGTGTTATTTTATATTTTAATCTCCTAAACTTGCATCATCAATTATATTTCTATCCATACTCTGTGCAGTTGT